CCGGATAGCGATCCTGCTGCCACAAGACGCATAGCAATGTCTTGCAGAATCCAATCTTCGAGATCTTGGTACATCTCTATTAACTTGTCAGATTTTCCATAGAAGTAATCCGGTGTCAGCACTATTCTTTGCCCGCCTCTCTCTTAACTAAATCCACCCATTGTTTTCCATGCGTTTCCTTTGCTCTGTCAAACCAATGATCTGTAGTTTCCGGAGTATGTTGTACAAGTGGCATTCCTGTAGGGTATTTTCTCTCGCCTTTGTTCGCAAAAGATCGACCGTCTTCTGTCAGATACAATTCCCCCATATACTGGTAATGTGCATATGGAGTATTCCATGCCACTTGTCCACCATATATGCCATCCGGATAATTTGCCGATCCTCGCAAGGCTCCCTGTGCCATTGGTATGTATTCGTCACAATCTGCAACCACCTGCATGTTAAGCAACTTCTGCGCGTTCCGTATATTATTGTCTATCCGCTTTGTATCTATATGGATATCAACGCATCCAACAGACTTGTTGTACTGCATATTATCACTTCCCTATCTGTTGATAATCGCCAACGCAACTATCGTTATACAAATAACCAAAATATTCATAGTTGATACTGCCATATTCTTTCTCCTATTCTTCTCCAAATAATCCACCTTGCTGTTTTTCTGCTTCTGCTGCTTCAATCTCTGCCTGCATTGCTTTCGCTTCATCCTCGGACATATTCTCAAACTTAACGAAATACATCCATGCCGGAACCTTGCCAGCCTGCACATATCCCCACCATGTTTTCTTGTCCTCTTCATAGTTGTAGCAGATATCACCAAAACCATATTCCACTTGATATACTCCAACTGGAGCAAGATCATATAGATCTGCATACTTATCAATGGCGTAAATCAAATCATCCATTGTCATTTCCAGTTTATCCCGAACATCCTTGATAAACTGGATAGTTCTCTGCTGTGATGCTTCCACCCCGGTTGCCGTCTGGATGCCGGTCATAGAATCAAAAGAGAAGTATCCGTTCGAATAGCCACATTTGTAGGCAAGGATAGACAAAATATTATTGATTCCCTTAATCCGAATGTCTGTGTTTAAATTCGGATTGATCTCCTGATAAAAGTTTTCCGCCCCTTCCGATAACACATTTTTGACATATCGCGGTTTTTTAAGGTATTTACGAATAACATTTCCATCTGAATCCTTTATAGATCCCTGAAACATCAAGCGGTCATCTGCCAGCACGATGCGCTCACTGTCAAAGATCTCCCCGATATTTCTACTGTATGCAGTGTCTAAATCCTTCAGTTCTTCCAGTGCTTCTGCAAAGATGCTCATGCCAAGCGGAGAATCCGGATCAATATTATTTGCCATTGGCGTTTTGAATACGGCAAACAATGGCTTATCCAGATTCTCAACGCCTGCATCTGGTATCAATCCTTTCCACGGTGTTTTCTCTATATCGATTGCCACCCCCAGCGAAGTAGAACTGTTTGATATAAAGCATCTGTTGCTGATTAGATATACATTATTTCTAAACCGATGGTATTCCAGACGTTTATAATATTTCTTGGACTGCTCATAAAAATCAAAGAAGATACCGGCTCGAATATTACTATTTCCGTCAACCTCGGTCGGAAGAAATCTCTGTGGATCAAAACAGTCAATGCCGTCTCCATTCGGTTTCAAGATGATTGTGCCATTTACGCATCCTCTTTCCACATACTCACGGATTTTACCAAACATATTGTCAATTACACTCTGTAGATACGTTGCTCTCGCTGATCCTGACACCTTAATCGACAAGTCCAAGCATGTGAGTCTTGCCGTCTCTGATGATACCGACTTTGCAAAATTAATAGTCTTTACATGATTGTCCTTGTCTACCCAGTTCGGATGCCCTGCGTAAATCTGATTCCATGTTCTAATTGCCATGTCCATCGTATCTGACAACAGGATATCTACATCAAATATTCTCTTTGCATCTGACTTAAAAAACATTTTTTTCCACCATCCTTTTATTGCTGCTATAATTTCCATGCTTCACCGCCTTATATAAGTCCTCTGTTATATCTGCGTGCTACTGTATAAATAAAGTATCTGATAAGGTCCATGTGATGATCATATTCCTTAATCACACGATCCTCTCCCACTGCCTTTTCATCCCATGCATACGCACCAAACTCTTTCTGTGTCTCGGCACAGTTCTCATGTATCTGGAGCATGCCAAGATTCAAATACTTTGTTACCTCTTGGATTCCATTCAGCACATCATTGTTACCATCTGTGCATGTAAACTCTCCATACTTCCGGATTGTTGCTTTCATAGCTGCCGCTGACGGATCGATGACAATGGAAGTGATCGGGAACCCTTTCGCAACCTCTTGTATCATTTTGTAATAGGCTTCATTGTCTATGGTCACTCCTGTTTCTCTGCCAGAGTAATGTCCCTCTCGGAGCATCCGCACCCTTCCGCTATTCTGCAGTTCCATCAGACCTACCGCGAATGGGTTCATAGTTCCGTAATCGATGGATAGGTAATAAGAGGACTGCGAAGTGTAAGCATATTCTCCTTGGAAGATATTCTTTTCCTTATCGAACATACCATAAACCAATCCTTCTGCAATCACCCACAGGCCTAGAATAAAGCGATCATAGAACACCCCGCTATACATCGCCCTATATCTTTCCTTGATTCTCTCCGACAGGGACAAGTTATCATCCATCGTAAAATGAAGGTAGATCAGCTTCTTTTCATCGGCTTTATCAATCCAATTCAGCTTGAACCAATGGCTCGGACTGTCCGGGTTGCAGTTGAACCAGAACTTGGAACCATCAACAGAACATCGTCCGGTTGCCTGGTTCACAAACGATTCTGGCATCAGTGCAACTTCATCGAAGAACATTCCCGCAAGCGTAATACCTTGAATGAGATCCTGTGACCGCTCATCCTTACCGCCAAAGATATAAAAGAAGTTGACTGTATCGCCTTTGCTGATCTCCACCATGTTGTCAGATCTATGATCTGCCACCTTATAACCACGGCTCCGGAGCATTAGCTTTAACCAGAACAGCACATTGCGTCGGAATGATCCGATTGTCTTTCCTGCCATGCCAAGATTCTGCATATTGAATGTACTCATTGCCCAAAGGACATAACTTAAAGACATGCACAATGTCTTACCGCTTCGAATTGCTCCATCTGCTATGATTCCATCCTTATCCTTTACCGGAGATTCTTTGCACCACCAAGTAAGAACTTGCTTTTGTTTCTTCGAAAATGGCTTAAATGCAAATCCGTTCTGCTTATACTTCTGCTTCATCCGGATAGCATTCTTCATTACATTTTCTTTTAGTTTACGCACCCGCCGGTCAAAATCTGTCCAATCAATCATCTGACCACGCTTCCTTTGCTGATTCATTCAGCGCATCCAAGAAGTTGTCCTGCTCTGGTGTATCGTCTGCACTCTCTTTAGCTTGCAGCTCCAGCTTAAGCAGTTCCAGATCAAGCTTGTGCTTATCAAATTCTTTCCGGTGCTTATCCGTTGGATTCATCTCGAAGAACATCGTAAGCCAATCAATTGCCTTTTGTCTGTCTGCCAGCTTGATAGATACACCATCTTTTCCACGCTTAACCTCTTGGATAATCTGTGTATCTGTGTTCGTTGATTCTTTCAGATCAACAGTGCTAATCATATATTCAATACCTGTCTCTGGATCCTCAATCTCTTTCTGCCCGAATGACATATAGTTTCCAATATCTGCAAAAGCAATACGCATCTGTAGTTCCACAATATCGTCAGTTCCAGCAACTATCTGCTGACGCTTGATTTCTTTCAGACGTTCTATTTCTCGGTGAATACTATCTTTCACTACCAATAGAGGTCCTTTCGCATTCGCCACTTCATAGCTGCACCCATAGGCATTCAAATAGCTTTGGGTTGCATTAAATGTTCGGCTGTAATATATGCAAAACATCTGCTGTTCCGGTGTGAGTTCATTATTCTGTAATGTTTCTTTTGTACCATCATCTATAGGCGCTACCGCCTTGGGTGCACCCTTGCCTTTTTGTGTGCACACCTTTTTACTTTTGGGTGCACCCTCTTCCCGATTCCACCCATACCGTTTCTTCCAGCTCTTAACAGTGTTGATAGTGGTTCCGTACTTCTCGGCAATATCTTTGTACTTCATACCGCTCATGTAGTCCTGTTCTGCTTTCTCGTAATTTTCCACTACCTCACTTCCTCTCTGCCAAATGGTACATTTCTAACCTCATACCATAATTATAAAGCAAGGTTTCAGAGGATTTGTACCAATTTAGGGCATAAAAAAAGAGAGGGCAAACCTCTCTTTTATGAATCACATTATTTCTTTTCGAATATTCGTTTACAATAATTAAATAGAATACTCTCGATTTTTTCCGTAGCATCAATAAGCATTTTTTGTACTTCATCGCACAAGCTATCAAATTTCTCCATAGGAGTCTGTTGAGCCATTTTATTATACCATGCTAAAATATCCCTTAACTCATTGGAATAGTCTGAAATACAACTGAACTCTTTTGAAAATTCTAAATTATCTCTTTCAAGCGCAACGGCTCGTATATTAGCATATGCAAGGAATTTTCTCGCTTCGCTTAGCATTTGGCTATTGCTCTTGTAAAATTTATTAAACATTTCATCAGACTCACTTTTTCTGTCTGCCCTTTGAATGGACTCTAGTAGATATGCTCCTGTGTCCAAAATATAAGGTGTAAGATTCGCTATCATCATTTGCAATTCTTTCACTTGTTCTGCCATATATTCCTTTTGAGATCTCTTTTTTGATATATTGGCATTAATCCATATGGTAACCAGAGCAATAATTGTTGGCGAAATTCCTTTAAATATTTCCCAAGCGAAATTTGCCACATCATAAGTTTTCAAAAATTCTTCAAATGTCATTTTGCACCCCACTGCAATAAGTATAGCATATATTGGACGATATTCACACATTGTTTATTTAAAATTCCATCACCACACCATCCGAAGTTGCCCGCTCTGTTCTTCCACGATCCGCCCCATCTTCTGCTTCATGATCCGCTGCACGATTCTCCGCTTCCTGTAAAAGCAGTTCCGGCTAATCGGGAGAATGCCGTGGTGCGCTTCCAGCATGTCGTAGCTTGTCCCGATCACGATGGATTCTGTCAGCTCCGCAGCGATGAAGCTGTCTACCTGGTTGCAAATTTCGAATACTTCCTTTTCGTCCACAGGCATTCCCCCTTTCAATTTTTGCGTAAAAAAATACCAACCATCGTATTTGACGGTTGGTAATATTTTATTTATGTTCCAAAATATCAATCATTTGTTGAGAAATATCTAACCTTGCACTGCTAAATACTTGAGCAAATGTAAGCACAAAAACAGAAATGCATATATAAATTGTTGTCATTACAACTATTGATTGAAAATCTATACATCGTTCTATACTATCTTTATTTAAGATTTCAAACAATGCTATAAGCAACCCAATTCCAGAAAGAAAAGCTGTAATCAGTTCTTTTATATCTCTAAATCTGTTCCACGTTTCGTAATCTCTTCGACACTCATTTAGAAGAATTTTTCTTTCTTTTTTAGATAAAGAGTGCTTTCTTTTTCTTAATAATTTATCTTTTTCAAGCCGCGTGATTCCATTTGATTTTATGACTTTTTTCATTTCGTTTTTTACTTTCAATATATTATCTGCCATTATACCTTTGCCTTTCTTTAGTAATATAGCAATCATACCACCGCCATCTCTAATATTCAATTGTCAATGTCCACTTATTTCGACATTTTTATTGTCTACTCTGCTTAATCTATTAAGTCACCCCACCAGTACAGCCAAGCAAAACATATATAAGTTCTTTTCTTCATTGTGTACTTTTTTGGCACTATCATTACAGTCGGTAAAATTGTAAATGTGTCCTTTCTCCAGATCACTTTCATTATTTTGCCCCTCCAAATCCTAATCTTTTAATTCAATAGCCACATTCTCGCCTTTGAATACAACCTGTCCCTCTCCGTCAGCATAGGCTATTTCATATGCACCGCCTTTGTCTGTAATGCTCTTGGCATCTTCTCTATGCAATATGGTTTCTCCATTTTTCTTTACATCAATTTTCATGTTTGATTCCTCCATTAAAGCCTTATTCCTCTGTCAATTCAGCATATATTTCGTCCTGCAAGCTTTCCTTGTCATTATCTTTAATCATCGTGATTATAAGCTCCTTGTTATCTACAAGGTATTCTGCAATTACTTCTGCAATTTCATATGCGTTCATGTTACCGCCCTCCTTAAATCTACGCAAACCGTAACTGTCCGGTCTGTTCTGCCTTAATCATCATGTTTGGCGTGCGCTCTGCTACACACAACTCCGGCAAGTTCGCTTTGACCAATGCTGCAGGGATTGGCGGGCATACTGCATTGCCGCATCTGCGCACCTGCTCGCTGCGTGGGTAAGTTTTGCCAGTATAGTCATGATCGATTATGTAATCATCTGGAAATCCTTGGCATCCGTACAACTCTTTTGGTTCCAACATCCGTAAACCAATGTCCACAATCTGATAATCTACACCCTCAATGGTAACAAGTCCGAACCTGTCCTTGGTTGTAACTGTATCAAGTGGCTTTTCGATGTCTTGTCCTGTGCCATCTCCATAGTATTTGATCAGAAATGCCCGAACTTCCCCGAAATGCCCCGGTGATGTAGTAATGGTATGTAATGGTTCTCTCATATCCTGCCCGGTGCCGCTCTTATAAAATTTACTTAAAAACGATGTAACCAATCCGTACCTGTTCGAACCATCCACAGTCATGATTGGATCTTTAATCGTCTGTCCCCTGACTTCTCCCTGTGCTGTCTCGGAATGGTACTGGATCAGTGTTGGGCTGATAAGGCATTGTTGATTACCTGTAGTAATCGTATGTATCGGATCTTTGCAGTTTCCACCCGGATGATTCGTTGTATTGGTTCCCATATACGGTGCAAGCTTTGGCTCTACAATTCCGTACCCATGTTTTCCGGTTATGGTTGGCATCGGCTCCCGGATATCGTTCGGTCTGCGCTCACCGCCGTGGTTGCACTGGATTATAAATGGTTCTGGATTATCAAGGACGAACTTTTTTAATCCCCTTGCAATCCGATCCATTGTTTTCTTTGCCAGCGGACGAACCGCCCGGATGCCGTACT